ATGGGCATGAGTGAGGGGCATTCCCCGTTCGATATTATCAATGTTATCTGGCTTCGTTGCTCCGATTGACCCTGCTCCTATTATTCCTACCGTATACATATGCTCTCCTTTAGATTTGAATTGCGTTTATCCACGTCCATATATCATCGCCATAAAATGTTGTTATCGCGGTTTCAAAAACAGGGTGACGATATTTACTAACTCCATCTTCACAATAACCGGCACTTGCAAGATATCCGATATACCCTCGGCAAGCACTTATTAAATCAGTGAAATTTCTTTGTGATAAATTGATCATTATCGGTATCTCGTGCTGGCGCTTCTTTAATTCTCTTTGTAGTTCTTCTATTGTTGCATTGCTTATATCCATCATCCCTCTCCTGGTTCTTTAGTCTTACATTTACGGTTAACAAGTATGCCAGGGTTGCGCAGCACGTAGTCGATAATGCTCTCCGCTGAATAATATCGTTTCTTACACTCGTAATGAAAGTAATTTACAACCTGGGTAATCACTTTGAAATCCTCTTCGTAATCGAGTGTCAATCTCATACCGGGTACACTATGGTAATTATGCACCGGTGGTAGGTTATATTTAGTAAACGACTTTGTATCCACTTGTGAGTTATTTATATTCCATCCGGTGTGTGTTCTGAACGCAGGATCTTTAACCTCTGCGTTAAGATAGGATAGCACCTGTCGGGTATATACTTGTGCGTCAAATCCGTCAGGCCATAACCGGGGACGGATATTACTTGCGTAATCTACGCCCATTTTATCCTCCTGATCTACCTGAGCAACTAACCGATCTATATGTGCGGGGTCTACCAGTGGACAATCGCCTGTGAGATCGACAATGATGTCTGCTTTGAATTTCTCTGCTGCATCATATACCCTTTTGAGTACATCGTTTTCATCGCCGATGAAACAATACTGGCCATTCTTCCAACACCAATCTACTATCTCCGTGCTGTTATGTGTTGTGGCGATAATCACCTGATCTACACTTCGTACAAGGGATACCCGGTCGATCATCCATTTTAATACGGAGTAGCCAAGCATGGGCATTAGTACCTTACCGGGTAGACGAGTGCTGTTCATACGGGCTTGAATTATTGCGACAACTTTTGACATCGTGTGTCTCCTTTTTATTATATATACTATAACTGGGTTTAAAGTTATTATCTATTTTACTCCTTCACAAAAGATTGCCCATCGAGCTTATCAACTGCAAACACTTTATCCCCTACATCAATTAGTTCTTGTTTCTGCGTCATGATTATAATCTGTAACCCTTGTCCTACCCGCGCACTTGCTTCACGTACCATACTCGCCGCCTTGGTATGGAGTAACCCCTGTGGATCATTCAGATGCCTAAAAGGTTCATCGTAGATAAATACCCCTCGTCGTCGTGGTTTCTCCAGCGACCATAGCGTAAGGCGTAGAAAGAACGCAGCGACATCTACCGGGCCGAATCCTGTACCTTTCATCGGTGTGCGTTCGTGATCATCGCGTACAAACTTAGGACTTGCTTCGGTCTTTCCTCGTTTGATTTCAAATTGCATCTTTAAACTATAAGCATCGTCACCGAATACGGCAAGGAGGGCGAGTGATACCAGTTCATTCAGGTGGTACTCAAGCTGCTGTTGCGTCTCTCTGGCAACTATCTGTATGATTAATTGTGCTTGTTGTGTGATTTCAAGACTGGTTGTTAATTCTTTTATACGAGATTTAAGTGCCGTGATATCTTCGCGCTTCTGGTCTCGTCTGCCTTTTAGTTGTTCAAGTGTAGTTCTTAGCTGTGATAATCCATGCATAGCTACTCCCAGGTATAACTTTCTTGTAGGTTTTTTACCCCATCAATAACTTCGGTCTCAAGTCCTTCGAGTTCATCCACGAGGGAATCTATTTCTTTACTAAGGGGTACGAGGCCTGTAATTTTATACTCTGATTTAAGTCCAGCGAGTAGCGCTTTCTCCTCGCCCCGTGCTGTATCCTTAGCGGTCTTTGCCCTTGCGACTTGATCCTTCATGTTCATTAATTCTTTTGTCGATGTTTCTATTTGTTCAGTCATTTACTTACCTCCATTAAAGAATATATACATTGTTCTACTTCTGTACTTACCTTATTAGCCTTTATATGCTCGCGTATATTGTCCTTAAAGTTTAGCTCAACCTCGTAATCGGATTCCATGCTCGAGATATAATCGTCTATACGTTGATCCTTCTGCGCTTCAAGTTTAAGATGTTCACGGGAGATAATGTCCTCGATCGGAAGTTCTACTTTTTCTATCTGATTATCAGCCGCAGACCAGAGATACACCGCAGGGGTATGGTCTATCTGATCCGCTTTGGTACGAAATATGCTACCGGGATTGACCAGCAGACGACCACGAGATTCGTAAGTAAATTGCTGATGGTTATCGCCTGAGAGTATAAGATCATAGCCTTTTAAATTACCAAGCAGACCTCGCGCTGTTGGACTCTCGTCACCGTGATATGCTGGTTTAATATACGATACCATCTGATGCACCATACATATCTTACGTCGTGATGGATATCTTCGTTCTATATTCGATAAGAAAGAAGGTTCGCTCCCGTAGGGGAATCCCACGACCATCCAGGATTCATCGTCATCAGGTAGATATATCTGGCCGCGTGGATCTTTTAGCACCGTGGCTATCCCTGCCGCTTCGAGTACGGCGAGTCCGCTTTTGGGATGAAGTTTTAAATTATGTTCGGGCAGGTCGTGCTGTCCGGGTATAGCTACGAAGTCGGGCAGGATTTCTATCGCAAGCCGTAGCAGCTCCGGGCTGGGCTTCCAGTGCTCGAATACATCACCTGAGACCAACAGTGGGATATTATAACTCTCGCAGATATCTTTAATAAACTTAGATTTAGCGATCAGCGCGTGTATAAAGTTATCCGCCCGGCATAACGGTTGCCGGTCACTGATATGATAGTCTGCTGCGAGTAGTGCGCTTGGGTTATTCATTATTTTTTAACGCCTGATAGCATCTTAACATCTCAACGGTATCTCCGCTTGAAATAGCTTTTTCAGCGATCTTAATGCCTCCTTTTATCATCCCTGCTCCGAACATTCCAGGTGTGCCTATTGCTTCGTATCCTTTAAGTAGCTCTCTGTTACGATCCATTTCTTTTTGTAATCCGTCAATTAGGTTATCCATCTACCACTCCTTTTCGCACAGCGGACATATATCAGGCTGTACGCTTTCCCACTCGGTGATTGCTTTCTGCTCATCTCGAGTGGCAGTTTTTAAATTATGCACCGCTGTCGTAAGTTGTACTCTTTTATCCGTAAGGCAATATATATGTTCTTTGCGCTGTTCTATATCAGCAACGATATTTAATAGCGTATCAATCTTGTCTTTGAATTTTACGACCTCGGTTGCTCCCTGAATTGTATCTTCTACCGTTTGTAACCGCTTCTCCGTCGGCTCGAGCTTATCCAGTAGGGTATTAACCTCGTCGATACGTGCGGTCTTTTTTTCAAGTTCAGTAATATCTTCTCCGGCAGTAAGCACTTGATCATAACGGGCCACGCTTGCATGTAACTCTTGCAGCCTACTTTGTTTAACTCGTAGGTTCATTTCTTTCGTTCTTACTTGTGATAACGTGATTGACTTTTGTTCCACCAGATGCAGTTCTATCTCAGCCTCGGCTACGTAGTCAAATGCTGATAGCGATTCCACATCTCGTTTTAAGCTACTGTTACACGCTGTGATATCAGCGTTAGTTCTTCTTATACGTTGATTAGCATTGGTGAATGCTACGTCAATATCGGACAACGACGCGACTTGATTTAACCGCCGTCCTATCTCCGAAGCCGACTGGCCGAATAAGAAGTAGGGGTCATCCTGCGTTTGGATATTAATCTCCGACATATTAAACACGTCAAGTACTTCCTGGGGAACACCGGTACCAAATGCTACGAGAGGTTCGTTGAGTGTGCTAATCCGGTATTCATTAACAGTCTTGCCCTTTAGGCGCGAAACCTGTATATCATTGCTGAACGTGATATGTGCTTCGGTTACACGTTTATCCTGTTCTTTCTGCGTACCCCAGTCGGAACGGAATTCATCGCCGGAAGGTCGGTTCGTAAGTACCCATTCTATCGCACGGGCAACCGCTGATTTACCACGGTCGGACATTCCGATGAAGACATTAATTCCCTGATCGAGATCGAATCGGGCGTCTTTCCAGGATTGAAAGTTTTTAACCTTGACATATTTAATAGTCATTATTTATTACCAATAATCTTTTCTGTTTTTACAATATGGAATGGCCCACCTACTCCATTAGAAAAATATTCCGCCACCTTTAAAGCGCGTAAAATTCTATCTTCGGGTTTAATCATTTTATCTTTTTCCATCGCTCTCATTGCGCCCATTGCATAAGAATAGCCACAACCACATGCATCGTATATTGTTTCTGGTTGTGAAACCTGGAAATCACCTTGTATTTTATATAATTCCCCTTTATATCCTAATAAAAAATGACCACCTTCTACAACATTATTATCAATTTTAGCGTAACCATTGTCTTTAAAGCATTTTATTAACCCGGTTATAAAATCAGAACAAAGGTAATTAAATATTGTTTTTTCATGAAAATGCTTTGGGATTGTAAATACACTTTGTATAATTTGGCCCATACGATACGAACTTGTAAAACCAAAACACATGTTATCTTTTATAAATACTTTTTTATCTTTTCTGATTTGGATATCCCATCCAGCACTCCCTGCTGAATCGCCTCCGATATATACCGTTCCTTTATCAACTAATCCTATAATGCACGTCATTACTTTCTCCTTTTATTTATTTCAAATACTGTTCGTTCCGCGCCGATAGCAATAGGCGGTTGAGTTTGGCCGCTAAATACCCTTATCCAAACATAACCGCGAGTCAAACAATGCCATCTTTCTTTCCAGCTCATTGCCCACTTAGAAATACATTCATCTCCGTCGGCAAATACAGGGAGCGATGAACATTCTTCATCCGTCATACTTGTTGGTTTAAGTAGATTCTTATTTGATTCTTCAAAAGATATTGGTTCCATTTTATACTCCCATTATGCCGAGTCTAAAGCACGGTTCTTCAACTATAACTATTGGACAGCTAAGTAATTTATTATCTTTAATAAGCCGGTTGCCATAGTTGTCTCTCATGCGCCTTATTAGTAGCATCGTTGGTTTATCCATTATCCAAGCATTTCCAACTCCGGCTACAAAAAAATCAATTATATCATCGGATGTAAAATCTTTATTAAGTATTTTATCTTGTAGGTTCATCCTATCTCCTTAGTGTTTCAACATCGTATATCTTTTCGAGATCACCGCGTAGATGTACACGACGAAGCGCAGAACATAGTATCGGCCTCTCTGCGTACATTATTTCTTTATAGCCATGTCGTACAGGAGGGACAATAACTCTTACCTGAGTTGGATATACATAGAGCAGTCCCCATCGTTCGGGAAGTTCATCGCAGGTAATTAAATCAGGCTCCGTCATATAGTATCGGAAGTTGCCCATACCAGAGCGAATACCGCGCCTGAATCCTTTTTTAGCGTCGGAAAAGAAATCACCACGAGAAGTCTTGCACTCTATAAGATACGAACTGGCATATCGCCAACCTATAGCGTCCGGTATTTCACCCGAGGTGCTATACGATCTGAGTTCGCTAAGGCAGAAGCCACAACCGCGAGAGTTAAGCAGCCAGCGTTGTGCCCGAGTTACAAGTTCTTTATGAGTTAAAGGCATCTAATCTATACCCCTTTTTTAAATATTGACTGAAACTTTTTTATCCGCTCGTCTCGGTCTTTTATTGGATTGATTTCTTTCATGCACTCTGTAGTTGATTTCCAGTTTTTAAGGCCATCTTCATCCACCGCAAGAATAATATTTACCTCAAGATCAAAAAGGTTAAAATAAAATCCTCCATTTTCATAATTTTGTTGCTCATCGGTTTGCTCTACTTGTATATTATGTTTAGTTAAGAAAGAATGTATATCTTGTACATCATCAACTAATACAACGATATCAAGATCACTATTATCTCTTACAGGGCCATAAACTTGAGTACCGGTGATTACGTATTTCATTGCCTTCTCCTTTTTGGTTTTGCAACTATCCCTACTGGTTGGTTTGCAATATGTAACCGCCTTAACCATTCGGCTACAAGTAATGCTTCTGCGAAGCCATCCTTTGCGCCTCCTCGTGGGCCATATAATTCAGCGGAGGGAAATAGCCTGCGTGCTGCGTCCATAGATGGATTCTTTGCCGTACCCTTAGTGGTAATTATTCCCTTCCGCCATGTTTGCGGTGTAGGTAGTTCAAAGGGGATACCTGCTTGTGCAAAGCAGCCTCGCCACTGGCCATAGTTTACCCCATAGTTAAACATACTGGTGACGCCTTGCCCTGGCATTGACTGAGCACGTTCGATAGCGGCTTGGATAAATTGACTTATTGGTAGATTAAATGCAGGTATAAAAGCACTGAGGTCAATAATTCTATCTATAACATCGGCACAACCAAAGACATCGCCTGGGAATTCTTCGAGTAAAACTATTTCACGATTATCTTTTATTGCCCCTATGCCACCTTGTTTGCCGGGGTCTACTCCTATGAATATCATTCCATATCCTTTCTTTCTTCTTCAAAGAATTCTCTTAATAGTTTTAATTCTTTTGCAATATTTTTAATATACGATAATGCATACCCTGTAGAGATACAAAAAACTATACACGCACCTGCGAATACTCCTTCTGTAAAAGGTTCCATGATTAATACTTCCTTTGCCGGTCAAGTTTTAGCTCATCTTCGATCTCGGTCCATACTTGGCCTACGATAGTTTGTAATTGTTTTTGTACATCAAGACTTTCAATCTTACGAACAAGTTTATCTCGTTTAAGTTTCTCGTCAAGCTGGAATAGCCCATCAGAAGTCACTCCACCTGAATCTGATTTCCAGTGTTTGGCTTTGATTAAAAAATCAATGCACGAGTTGATATCGTCGATGCCGTAATCCTCATAGATATTAAACTCTGCTTTACGTATCTTGCCCGTGAGCTTATTCTTAACCACTTCGATGGAACATTGCCCACCGATCTTAAACTTTATACCCTTGGCCTCTTTCGGAACAGCCTTAGTCTTATTCAAGTATAGACGATGAAAAGAGTAGAAGAAAGGCGCTTCGCCACCAGAGGTCGTCCACTGTTGCGCAAAAGCCGGGGCATTAAACTTCTGTCTCGTCTGTTGGATAATAAACAAAGCCGAGTCGCTGTGTTTTATATACCCGTTGATCATACGAAGGGCTTCACCGATGTGCTTTGCTTTCTCGGCCTTGTAGCTCCCGGACAGCGCCTTGACAGCGTCATTACTCTTAGCGAGTGCTATCATGTTCTTATATTCTTTCTCAAGCTCCTCAGTCGATGTCAAGCTGTCAAGGCTATCAAGAAAGTAAATGAAGGGACGGCCCTTTTGGCATAGCTCTAATAGCTTTGCCTGAAAATCTTGAATGGTCTCGGATGATAACGGACGCTTTGTCTCGTCGTCTATGTTAGGGGGTTTTAATCTCGGAACCAGGGGCGCGAATAAATGATCGAGATCGAACCCAAGTGACTGCTCACTGTCGTCGTAATACAGATCGTAGTCGTTAAATCGTTTATCAACAGCGCACTCAGTCAGGATGCTAAGTGCGAGTACGGTCTTGCCTGATGCTGATTTACCCGGAATGGTATTGATCGAACCGAAGGCGAACGCACCAAATGGATTACCCGAGCAGGCGCAGTTAAGCATGGTACTACCCGAGGGTATTAACCGCTCGGGGAGTATGTTCGTCTGGTCTGCTTCTTCATCTGGGAGAGTTCGGTCCTCGACTTGCTCTACTAATGATTTACGTCGTTGCCTGGTCTCAGACGGTAATGCTTCTTTTCGTTGCCTCATTATTCTACTCCTTCCTGTAGATAAAATATAAGAGCATCCTTATTCACTCTCCACCGTCCGCCTATTTTCTTGCCCAGATGCGAATGTCGCTCTGTATCTTTTATCCAGGTAATCATAGTCGGAAGGGTAACCTCGTGACCGATTTCCTTCGCTATCGCCAACGCTTCCGTGGTCGATATCCATTTTATTGCTTCACGCATAGGCACCTACTTTCGAGTACGTCGTGGTGCGCGTTCTTTCGGCTTTCGCTCACGCCGCGCCGGACGTTCTTTCTTTTCCTCTTTAGCTTTTGCAGCCTCTTCTTTTTCTTTCTCCTCGGCTTCATCTTTGGCTATCTGAACCGCTTCATCCGAGCATGCATTATATGACTCGTCTGGGCAATTTTGGCACTTATCATCGGTATTATAATCAACACCGAACGTTAAACCCTCGGGGCATTTGTTATCGTCGTCTTCGTCCCATGCTTCTTTGCCATCGTTTCCATCGTTATCCCCTTCTTCTTCATCGTCCTTCTCGTACCTGCTGCCACGGCCACCACGCTTGTTATCTTGCTTATCGTCCTTTTTATCTCCTGGTGGTGGCTCAGTGTCGGGGTTGCCGGTTAATATACCAGCGATGATATCGTAGGTTGGAATTACCAGCAGTTTATCCAACGGATATACTTCGTTGAGATAATCTTCATTATACGGGTCGCGATCTTCGAAAGTAACGCTCTTGGCTTCTACGAACGGGTGCCCCTCGAATGACTTTCCTTTGCCGCGCCACACAATGGTTTTCCCTTCTTCGAGATCCCAATGAAGTTGCAGTCCTTCGTCACCGAGATGCACTTCCTCAAGAAGTTCTTTCTCAAACAGGTGATAAGAATAATCCCACAGGACGATCTTATCGTCGGCGTTGAGGTCAATGATATTATACAGCACTCGCCATTTTGGTTTTAACCCTGCGATAAGTTTGCCCTCTGGATCTTCTTCGTCCTGGTTATCCATTAGACGATCACGCTCCTCACACACCGGGCACGCTTTACCAAATGTTTCTCTCAGGCATAACACCTGTGTTTTCTCCGGCCCGATCCTGCCGTGACATGCGTACTCAAGTTTGTAATCAAGGTCTCCTACTTCTACCTTCGTAGGTTTGCCCGAGTAGGCACGCATAGTGGCATACCATTCTTGAGTGATTTCGAACGGCAGCATATCGTATCGGTTGAGATCACGATCCTTACGCGGCTTATCAGCCCACTTGACTTCACGGTCTGCGATTGCCCTAAATGAAAATATACTGCTGGTTTTTCCCTCACGATCCGCTGCGCTCTTTTTAGTTCTCTCTTGTAATCTTTTTCGCCTCTCTTTGTAATTCATACACTTTCTCCTCCTGTTTATTGTTTACGTTCTTTTCGTTTCTTATTTACAGCCGCACGACTTTTCACTGACGCTTCATTCTTTCCTATCTCACCGTAGCCTGCCTGATCTGGCGCGGGTGGTATCTCTACCGCTGAGAAATAACTCATATTCATCAGCCGTATCGTTTCCTGTATCATATCCTTACGATGATAGAACGCAGTGATAGCCCCTTTAAGTATATCGTAATCGTATTCGAGATTGATATACTTATGATTTGCGGTTTGATAATCGTCATGCTCATTAACATGTGCATCTATTTCACTCACAAGTGGTTTCTTGTTTGCCGATTTTATTAAAGCTTTAGTCAGCCGGGCACGTATCTTGCTTATATCTTCTTTTGCGTGTTTAACCTCCTTGGATATCCGCGCTGTCTCTCGTACATACTTCATTAACAGTTTTGGCTGGCGTGAACATTCACGACGAAGGTCGTCTTTGTTAATTTCCAAATCTTGATCGTAATCGAATTCATTTTCTTCGCTCATCTTATTCTCCTTATTGTTTTGGGTCTATTCCGAAGCTAAGGCCAGTGGCATTAAAGTTTAAAGCGTGATCGCCTACGCCGCCGACTCCTCCATATCTTGTATTAAAACTACAACTAAAGTCTTCACCTAAGATTGAAAACAAAAAACTATCTTTGTGAAGATAAGTATCAGGATGAGATTCAAATTTAATATCAGTGATGGCGGTCTTGTCCGTTCCAAAAAAGTCGTCATGCTCAGTAAGTACACCGCCAATCCATTTATCTTTTTGATCCACGAGTTGTTCCCAGATTGTTTTTCTATCATTCATATCTTACTCCGTTGAGACCATTACTTCATAACAAGCGAACGTGATACCAGGGAATCCGGTATCATACGTCGGCGCTTTAAATACATCATAGATAAGCATATACCGCTCACCTCCGTCGAGTGTATTTCTACCTACGTGATATTCCGCAAGGCCGAGCACACTTCGTCTAATCTTTTCGCTCGCGTAGCCTTTACGTTTCAACGCTTGCAATATACTACTGATGGACTTCCAGCTATTGTTCTTCACCAGGGCGTTAAATAAATCTGTTACCTCACCTTCAAGATTCTGAGAGCTATTTTGTATACCGGGGATTATATTATCCAACTCGAGATCAATTACTTGGTCGAGTATTTTTAACGCCTGGCGAGGACAACCCTCTGCGGCATCAAGCAGATCCTCTACTGCATCGGGCGGAAAATCATTTACCTCTTCTTGTTTAAGTACATGGGCTACGAGAGATGACATCTCGTCGTCATCAAGCGGCGCCACAGTAAAGGTAGTACATCTATTCCTGATCGTTGCTATTAGCCGCTGAGGATCGGTCGTGCAGAGTATAAGGTGTACGTGACTGGGTGTATCCTCAAGTATTTTAAGCAGGGCGTTCTGTGCCTGATTCTTTTCGCTCGCTCCGCCTTGACCTATGAGATGGCAATTATGTACAGGAATATCATTTGCAAAATAAGATGGGTGATTCTTAACTTGCAGGTCAAACATTTCTACATAGTTTTGATTTCTTTCTTTATAGTCGATAATACATGTGAAAGATTTATCATTATCTCCTTGTTTGTAAATCTCAGAGCTTTCCAGCCTAACTGATTGAGTACTGTTGTTTTCTTCTGATCTTTTAATATACCTCTCTTCGATCTGTGGCTCTTGCCATCCACTTCTATTGCTATTTTCAAATCCCTGTTCCCAATATCCACTTTGTAATTGGTTGGAAGTTTCCTGTCGTTGGTATACTTTCTTTTCTGGCCCGGTGGTATATGCTGGGCTAAAGGAATAGCAACTTCCATTTCCCAACCTAAAGAAATTGCTAATAGCTTCTGCGATGAAGTCAGTTTGCCATTTCCACCACGCTTTACAGGGCACATATGTAGGGTTCCGTTTACTCTTTTCGTAGCCTCCATTTTTGCTATAGCTTTTGAACTGTGCATTGGATTGTTTTTCTTCATTCTTTCTGAAGAATCTTCTGCTAATTTCTTTCTTAGCTCTGGAGAATATCTTGTCCAGGCTTTTTTCATAGAAATGTGCTTCTTTTCTTTTGCTTCTTTTGTGTGCATCCTTTGTTGCCACTCCGGATGGCTTTTCATAATATTGCTCCATGCTTTCTGTCTGCATTTCTCCGAGCAATACTTTTTTCTTTTCCGTTTCCATTCTGGTAGATGAAAATTCTGGATCACTTCGTTGCAAAGTTGACACCTGTAAGTCTTTTTCATTTATTTCCTCCTTGTCCAATGTTATGTTAGACATTATATAGGAATTGAATGAAAAAATCAAGTGTTGTTTTTTTAATTCTTTTGCTTGTGTCCATCCCTTATCAGTAAAGAATAAATGATCTGTAGTCGTAACAATATTTATGTCATTATCAAACTTTAATTTAATGACTCTATCTAAACTAACTTTATTTTTAGATACCCCAATGACTTTATCTTTACCGTAAAGCGAATATACTTCATCACCTGGTTTTATATTTTTAATTGCTTTATGTCCATCAGGCGTTGAAATTAATGTATAAGGCGCGAAGCACTCGTCCAAAAGCCAGACACGGCACTGCTCGCTAAAGGGTTTAAAATGGCTTTGCTGTTCTATCTCACGCACCATTTCTTTATTGCCGTGCGTGCCACAATTAATTTCCATGAAGTCACGAGACTTGATATCACATCCGAGCTCGCCCGCTACGATACGAGCCAAGGTTGTCTTGCCACAATTTCCAGTAATAAATATTCTGTCGTTTCTTCTTAAAACTAAATATGAACTTGGAACGGTAAAGCAATATTCATATCCATCTATAGTTGGGTACTCTATCATTTTTATTTTATTTATATTAGTAATCATTCCAACAAGTTTTCGATCAGTGATACAAACACGATAACCAGTATTTTTTCCAGGTCTTATATCTGGAATTATTGTAGCTCGTCTTTTGCAACAGGTATAAGCATATTGAATAAAATCAGCAGTTATTTTTGAAGTTGTAGAAAAACATTTATTTTGATCTCCGTCCCAGAACATAACTTCGCTTGTTATAGTTTTTAATTGAGCTAAATTACATTTATAAAAACGACTATCGTATTCTTTTATTCTTATCGGAGGGATAAAATAAAATCTGGTATATCCATTTTTCATTATATATTTATCGTATTTAATGTTCGTAGATTTTAAAAGCTTTTCAGCTCTTATTATTTTTCTTTTCTTTTTTAAATTAATACATCCTTTTTTTCTTTTTTTATTTATTGTTCCATCAGCATTAAACATAACCTGAACTTTAATTTCGGCATTTGTTAAATCTATTTTTGTATTTATTTCTGGTTTAAAAGTAGTTATAAATTTACCAGAAAATCCTTTAGCTTTTTTAAGATGATCTTTTTTTAAATCTTTAAATAATATTTCTTTTAACTTTCCATATTGGCTTTGATATAAAACATTATGATCATCGCTTAAGCATTGATTTAGCCCATATTTAGTTTTAAAAAAAGTTAAAGTTTTACGTTTATTTTTTATATAACGAATAGGGATTGTATAATTTGCCGTTTGAGAATCTTTATTGTATTGTAATACTTTATCTCCTTTTTGATATTCTGATATTTTCTTCCACCCAATAGGAGTTAAAAATTCAGTATCTTTATCAACGCAGCCCGTACTTCCTTCAAATATCCAGGCATGGGGTAAGTCCTTCTCGCGCTTGAGTATTGATTTCAGCGCCCGGACGGTTGCGACGTTACCTCTTACCTCGTCAAGTGTTGATGGCCTATATGTTATGTGTAGTGCTGGCATCTATTCTCCTCGTTTATTTCTTGCCATTATGCATTGATTAGCGCCTTTGCCAATTCCATCTTCTTTAAACTTAACTCCTGAATCTTTATCACATGCATAATAAATATCCCATACCCAACTTTTATATGGACAATGAATTTCAGTATCTTCTTTGGCGGTGCCTAACCAAACGCTTGAAACTGGAGTATAGCTAATAATAAGAATATCACATTGTGAAATTGGGCATTTCATTTTATCGCGATATACATTTTGTTGATTGGACATTTCTTATCTCCTTTATTATATATACTATATCCGGTTCTAAAGTTATTAACTTTATTTAAAAAGCTCCCGCATAGAACTAACGAATTGCGATATACCAGCTTTAAACGGACGAAGGTTCTGTTCTCTATTACGTAGCACCGCACTCGGATGCACACACCAGACAACCCACGACTGAACGGACTCTACGTACTCGAGTTGCCCGCTTAGTTTAGTTATACCCCCGGTACGTCCTGTCAGAGCCCTCAGGCATATATTTCCACACGCAAGTATTAGTCCGCACTCGATCGATTTCAGCTCCTCGAGTAGATAAGGCAGGCAGGCTTCTATATGTTCATCCTTGGGGGTTCTCGATCTTGATGGGCAGCACTTACAAACGTTTGCTACGTGGAGCATATTGCGTTTGATCTTATACTCGGATAGATGCTCCCATAGTAGTTTACCTGCCGGGCCAACTAATCCGCTACCTTGTATATTTTCTTCTTTTCCAGGAGCTTCTGCCACGATAGCAATATTATATTTCCCTGGGGATGAAAATACTACTTGTTTAGCTTCGCTATGCAACGAACATTTATCGCAGTACAATAATTCTGTATCGGGTTTCCAACTTAGTTTCTTAACCTTGAGTTCTTTCAACGAGGGTATTAGTTTATGCCCCGTGCGCTCTCGTACAGGCTGCTGGCTACGTCTTCTCGGGATACTAAAGGGTAAGTATTCCTTTAATACTTTACTATCCGGTATTGCCTTCTCATCATATGCCTGTATGTCGGTCAGAATCTGTTCTATCTTGGTCTGCTTCTTGCCCTTCATCGGGGTGCTGA